TGGTCGCTGTGATTTCGATCACTGGTTCGGCGACAATCTTGTCGGGCGCGACGAATGAGAACAACTCCGGCGAGGGGCTGGTGAGGTTGAAGGGTTGCGAAGATGTGGCGATAGCGAAGCTGTAGGGGCCTGCGCGGAACTGCAGCTCGACTTCGGCGTGGAGCCGCGCTTCCTCGGGTTCGCTTGCGCTGTCGAGCATCACAGAGTGATAGCGGTCGGGTTCGTCGGCGATCACGAGACGGACAGGTCCTAGCGGGGTTTCGGCCCAATCAGCAAGCGCAGCGACTGCGGCGCGCCGTCCGGCGAATGAGTCGCCGAGAATGTCGATACGGAGCCGCACGAAACGGTCTCCGGGTTCTTCGGTCATCACCCACGAGCCGGGCCGCCCGGCAATTTCAATGTATGACGTTCGGCGGGCGCCGACAAGGTCTCGGCTCACGGAGAGGACGAGAGCTTCGGGGACTGCGGTGGCGAGCTCGATGCCGTTCATGCTTGCGGTTGTGATGGTCATCGCGTCACCCCTTGCAGCCCTCGCGAACGGGCGTCCTTTTCCATGAGCCGGTCAATCTCGCGTTTGAGGGGTTCGGCGTACCGGAGAATCTCGCTCGGGTCTCCGAGTCCCTGCACTACGAGGAGCGGACCTTGGACGGTGATCCCTCCGCCGGTGCTGCCGGCGGTTCCGATCGCCTCGATCATCGTCTCTCGCATGATGTTCTGCGGGGTGACGATCTCGGGGTTCGAGGCGGCGCCGGCGTACTCGCCGATGTGCGCGAGCATCGGGCCGGTAGCGACTCCGCCGAATGCCATTGATGGGATGCTGAAACTCTTTCCACCGTATCCGCCGGGAATCCACGACGGGAGCGTGAAGCCGAAGCCTCCAACGGTTGCGTTCCAACCAGTCTTGATGATGTTGAATGCGGCGGTGAAAGGAGCGGAGATGACTGCAGCGAGGGTCGAGAACGCGCCAACGATCTTGGAGGGAATGCCTGTGATGAATCCGACCACGCTCCCGCCGATCCCGGAAACGATTGACCAGACGGTGTTCCATCCCGACTGCACAAAACCGACTATTGCGGACATCGCTCCGGAGATCTCCGAGGGGATCGCATCCCAATTCTGAATGACGAGACCGACGACGAGGCCGATCCCGCCGGTGAAGATTCCGAGGATCATCGGCCACCACTGGCGGAAGAACTCGGCGAGCGCGTCCCACGCTCGGGAGACTGCGGCGGTCGCGCCATTCCATAGGCCGACGAAGAAGTCGGCGATCGCTCGGCCGGTGCTGCGCATCCATCCCCACACGCTCGAGAGGGTCTTCTTGACCTTGTCCCAATTCTTGATGATGAGCACGGTCACGGCGACGAGGCCGACCAGCACGAGGACCCACGGGTTTGCGGCCAGCACGGAGAAGACTCCGCCGAGCTTCTGGAAGAGGGCGATCCCGTTCATGATCGGCTTAGCGAAGGCGAAGAGGCCGGCGCTGAGGGTTCCGACGAGGAGAATCACGGCCTGTAGCGGGCCGGGAATTTTCGAGAACAGGTCGAGGAGCATGCCGACGGACTCGCCGACGACCGCAATGGTCGGGGCGATCTCCTCGCCGATGTTGAGGAGGGCGACGGAGAACTTCGCTTTGAGCCTGTCAATCGTCGCGCCGAGTCCCTGGTTCATCTGCTCAAACGCGGCCTCGGTCGCTCCGGCGCTGTCGTTCATTCCGGTGAGAGCGTTCGTGAAGGCCTCGGTTCCTCCGCCGGTGAGGGCCAGCGCTGCGGAGCCGGCCTCCACGCTGCCGAACATGTCAGAGATCGAGAGGCCGGTGTCGGCGGCGCCTTTCTCCATGACCTGCAGCGCCTCTTGGACGTTGCCGCCGGCGGCGATGAAGTCCCGGAAGCTTTTTCCGGAGAGCTGCTTGAACATGTCGGCGGCGCCACTGCCTTCTTTCGACAGTTCGACGAAGAGCTGGCGGAGCTGTGTCGTCGCGACCGACGTCGGCACACCTTGGAGAGTCATCGCTGCGAGAGCGGCGGTCACGTTGCCGAACTCGATTCCGAGGCCGGCCGCGGTCGGCGTGACCTGGAAGAGGGCGGCCGATAGCTCGTCGATGTTCGTCTTGCCGAGCTTCACCGTGGTGAACATGAGGTCGGAGGCCTTGGTGGCCGGGAGAATGTCGGCGCCGTATGCGTTCACGACGGACGAGAGACCATCTACTGCGGTTGTCAGGTCGGTGACTCCGCCCTTCGCTAGCTTCTGTGCTGTTTCAAGGAAGGCGAAGACGTTGTCGGCGGGGACTCCCGCCGAGAGCGACTGATAGAGGGCGGGGACTACCTCTTGCGGGAGTACTCCGAACTCGGTCGCGAAGCCTTTGACGTCTTCCGTCATCTTCCCCATAGCGTCGCCGGAGAGGCCGGGTAGCAGCGTGAACACCTCGTTCATCTGCTTCTCGAAGCCGGAGAAGTCGAGGACGGCCTTCCCCATCAGAGCGACTCCGGCGGCGAACGCGCCGGCCGCGGCTCTTGCCATCTTGTCGCCGGAGCGCGACGCGGCCGGCGTGCCTTCTCTGTCCAATCCTTTCTCGAGCTCGTTCCCGAAGCCGTCGGTGTCGGGCTTGATGGGGACGTATCCGGTCCCGACCTTGTCACGTGCCATCGCTCACCTCCTCGTTCACTGTCGCCGGAAGAATCGGCGGATCTGCTCGGGTGTCGAGCCTTTGCGCTTTGTGTGCAGCTCTGACGGACGAGGGTATCGGTACGGTTTCGGAGCTCGGCCTGAGATCTTCTTCGGGTCCGACCATGCTCGGCCGGTGAGGATCACGAGCTCGTCGAGCTTCTGCAGGACGAGAGCGAGGAGCTCGTCTGTGTGCGTCCATCGGTCCCGGTGCGCCCGGGAGAGCTCCTCGAAGAGCTCTCCCGGTGCGTGAAGGACTGAGCACGGGTCTATTCCGAGGTCGGCGGAGACTCTGGCGACGTGTCGGAAGACGGGGTCTCCGCCGGCGTAGGGTCCTCGGGGTCCTGGCCTTCCTCGACGACGAGGCCGAACGTCTCGACGGTGATGAGCCACGCGTCGAACGCGTCCGGATCTTTCGCAGAGGCGGGGCCTTCGAGCTCGACGAAGCAACCGAAGAGAGCGACCTCGGGGTCATCGCTCTTCGTCGCTTCGAGACCGTACCGGCGCTTCGCAGCGATCTGCGAGAAGGCGCCGAGAGTGACCTCGTCGGGTTGGCGGGCGGTGCGGTATGTGATGCTGAGCTTCGCCACTGGTTCAGCTCGCGACGGGCGCGAAGGCCGGATCGTCGGAGTCGATGTTCCACGGGTCGGAGCCTTCGGCCGGCGCGAGGATCTGGAAAGTGATCGGGAGAAGCGCGGGTCCGCTCTTCGCCCACACGCTCTCAGTGTTGCTCGTGACGAAGGCGCGGCCAGCGGAGAACCGATAGTTCTTCGCGCCGTCTGCGAAGTCGATCACAATCGCAACGATCGTGAGCTCCTCCGGGCTCGGGGGGCTGTAGCGGTACTCGCCGGCGCGGGGCTGGGTGATCCCTCCGCCACCGTAGGCGAGGATCATATTCGCTTCGTTCCACTGCAGGAGCGTCGCCTCGATCATCGCCGACCGCTCGGTGATGTGGGTCCGCACAGGGTAGAAGCTCTGCCACGGGCGAACGTCGTTCGTGCTCTTCTCGTCGGTGAACTTCGCACCGTCGTCGGTCGTGAAGCCGACTCCGAGGAAGTTGGGGTCCAGAGCGTCCGTGAGGTAGCCGGGGAGCGGCGTGCCTTCGGGTGCGTGGTAGATCGTGCCAGTCCCGGCGATGACGATCTCTTCGGGTGCTTGTGTGGGCATGAGGGGCGGCCTCCTGAGCTCTGCGAGCGGAGGCGTTCCGCTCGTCAGCTCGTGACGGTAGCGCCTGGTCGGCCGTAGATGGTGGACGAGAAGAGCCAACGGGGCTTTGCCGGGGTGAAGTCTTCGTCGGGAAGGTCGAGCAACGCGCCTGGTGTGCTGCCGTTCACCACGCCAAAACCGGCGTAGTCGCCGAGGAGGCGGGCGTCGATGAGAGCTCGAGCGGTACTTGCGATCCGCCACGCGTCGGCCTTCGATCCGCCGAACGCTTCGACCTGCATGTCGAAGGCGACGGAGTAGAGCGGGGCGCCGGCCGGGGTGTCGAGGAGCTGTACCACGCGCACGAGCGGGTAGGCAGCATCCTTCGGGATCGCAGTATAGACACGGTCCGCGACGAGGTCCACGAGCTCGGGCTGGTCGCGTAGGAAGGCGCTCACGAGTGCTTCCATGTTCGGCGGGATGAAGAGATCGGACACGAGCTAGTTCCCTTCCTTGAAGTCGAGGCCGGCGAGTTTCACGCCTCGGCGGATCGGGGCGGTCGGCTGGATTGAGCTCGTCCCGTATTCGGGTAGGTGCCACCCGGGAGAGTCAACTTCGACGGCGGCCTCGTACCCGCGACCGACCTTCTTCGCTGCTCGCGCTTTGACACTTTTCCGGTAGTTGAAAAATGCGCCCTTCTTCTTCGGGCCGAGCTGGCGGACCTTTTTCGCTGCATCCTGGGCGCGCTGCGTGAGGATTCCGCGCACTGCCTCGCCGGATGAGGCCTCGAAGATTCCGTCGGGGTCGGGCTCGAAGCGGAAGCGGGCGGCCACGGTCACGCGCTCCGGTCGAGTTTGGCGGTCACGTACTCGACGAGCTGGGTCCGCGGGTTGAGCACGGGCCACGGCGGGCCGGCGACATTGAACGGTTCGCCCACGTTGGGAGTGAGCGCGCCGGCGACGAGCTGGCCGTTTGCGATGATCCGGTCGCCGGCGTCGATCTGGCCGGAGGCGCTGCGCTCGAGGGCGAGCTGCCACTGCTCGGTCTCTACCTGCTGGTTTCCGGTGAGCTCGTTCGCGCTGGTCTGCCACACGTAGCCGAGGAAGCGGGTCCACGTGGTCTCCTCGGTCGGATCGCCCATCTCGTCGGGCGGGCCGGTCTGCGTGGTGTGCTCGACGATGATCGGTTGGTGGAGGAGGCGGGAAGGGTCCACGCGGTTACCTTCCGCCGGCGGAGATCGTTCCGCCGGTGCGGTTGAGCATCTTACGGAGGCGCTTCCGTTCTGAGCTCGTGACGTGCGAACCGTCGTTCGTGTTGGTCGAGGCGCCATAGCTCACGGAGTAGACGGCGAGGGTTTCCTGTGTGATCTGGCCGACGTTGCCGAAGGTGCGCGCCGCAATGCGCAGCACGAGCGATCGGATGAAGTCGGGGACGGGTGCGGCGAATCCCCACTCGAGCTCGACGGCGACAGTCGCCGCGGGTCCGGACCATCCGCGCCCGGCGCGGCTGTTCGCGCCTTGGTGCCCGGAGTTGTCGTCGTCGCTATCGTCGAGGAGGTCGAGGGCGTTCATCCCTCGGCGGAGAATCGATCGATCGTTGAAGTAGTAGCCGGCGGCGTCGATCGCAAGGCCGTTGATCGTCACGGCGGTGACGTTGCGGATAGGGCCTGCGGGTAGGACGAGGTCTCTTGACCACGTCCCGGCGAGAACCACGGTCCCGGAGCCGGCCTCGATCGGCACTCCGGCGGCGGCCTCAACGTCGGCGGAGATCATCTCGAGGAGGATCTGAGCTTGCGCGATCCACTCCGGGGAGAGATCGGCAAGGTTCGTGGTCCCGTTGAAATACTGCGCGAGCTCCAATGGGGAGACGAAGGTGGTCATCGCTGGCGCTCCTCTCTGACGATTGCGAAGGTTCGGATCTGCTCGACCTCGTCCGGATCGGCGGTTTCGTAGAGAGATCCTCGAAACTTGACGAGGTCCCCGCACGGGAGCCGGAGCGATGTTCGGTTGGCGGTCATCCGGAACCGTACCGGAGCTTCGAGCGGTGGAGCGGGAATCCACTCTTCGCCGGCGACGACTGCGGCCATCCGCCGGCGGACTCCTCGCGCTGCCCGATACTGCGCCACGAGCTCCTCGGAGGCCGGGGAACCTCGAAGGTTCGGCGCTGGGTGAGGGTGCCAGAGATGGACAAGGCGGCCGGCGAGGCGTTGGCCTTCGCCGGCGAGCGTCTGCAGTGCCCATCCGAACGCGACGTCCTCGCCTCCCCATCCGAGGAAGCGGCGATCGATCCCGCCCACGAGCTTGAAGGCGGAGCGCGCGACGACGGTGATTCCTCCGCCGATCGGGCCTTCGTAGACGGGGCGGACGGTGTAGCCGAGGCGCGGGGCGAGCTCGGGGGCGTCGGTGATCCTTGTCGTCTCGTCGGAGCGGAGCCGGTAGACCTTCGAGTGAGGGACGGCGTAGGGGTGGCCGGCGAGGCGGACGAGGTCGATGGCGGTCCGGAGATCGGCGGGGTCGAGCATGAATGAGTCGGCGTCGGCCAGCACGAGGACTTCGGCGGAGGTTCGCTCGAAGGAGGCGGCGATCGCTTCGCCTTTGCTCCACTCGGAGTTGGGCGCGCACGCGCCGGAGATGAGCTCGACATCGGGGAAGTGTCGGTCGTACCACTGTTCGACATAGCCGAGGGCTCGTCCGCGCCACTCGTCGGTGATCCCGGAGGGCATGAGGGCGGCGATCGAGCTCACGAGCCGGGCGCCGGATCGAAGATGAGAGCGGGCTGGATCTCTCCGTCCGGGGTTTCGAGCTGGGCTCGTGGCTCTGCTCGCCAGTACCACGTGTGGTAGAGCTCCTCGATCGCCTGCTCGCCGAGGTCGTCGAGGATCTGTCCCCACTGGCGCCAGTGTGCGCCGAAGGACATCGGGAGAGAGTCGCCTGCAGCGGCGTAGGCGGCCGCGCCGTTGCGAACCTTCCGGATGACCTGCTCCGGCGAGCGATAGGGGAAATGTCTGACCACGAGGAGCTCGTCGAACATGGTCCCGCGCCCGGCGTAGTGCGCGCCGTGGTTCCCCTGCTCGATCACGAGATCGGCGCGCCATCTCGCCGCGACCTTCGGGAGAGGATTCGGTTCGTGCCGGCGCCATCCAAGGCGGGCGATCGGGTCGATCTCGGCGGGGTCGAGCGCCGTCGAGACGTGATCGAAGAGCGGCGCCGGAGTGATGAGCCACTGCGGGGCGACTTCGGCGAGGACGTCGGCGATCCGGCCGAACGGGGAGTACCACCACTCATCAGCGTCGAAGGGGACGACCCACTCGGCGCCGAGGTCGAGGCGGGCGCGCAGAGCGAGGGCGGTCATTTTCTGCGACTGGCGATATGCGGGATCGTTGTCCTCAACCACGAGGAGCCGGCCTCCGGCGCCGGCGGCGAGCTCGTCGAGAATCGCCCTTGTCCCGTCGGTTGAAAGGTTGTCGGCGACGATCACGGCGTCGACCTCGTCGAGCATGTGAGCGACGGTCGAGCGGATCACGTCCTCCTCGTCTCGGGCCATGCACACGGCGACGACTCGCGTCATCAGTAGCCGATCCCAGCGCGCACGTGTCCGATGTGGTGGCACCATTCGCCGGAGTCACGAGATCCCCAATAGCCGGAGCGGGCACCGGGGTCCTCGAAGAGCTGCAGGGAGAATCGACCCTCGCTCTGCTCGCCGGTCGGCCATCCTCGCTCCATCAGTTCGCGCCGGTAGAGGCCGGGGTTCGTCGTGAAAAAGCGGCGGTGCTCGAGCCACTCGTTCCCGTGTTCGTCTGCGGCGGCGATGAAGTCGTCGGGGTGGAGCTCGACGATCCCGCCGGCGGCGAGCTCCTCGGCGTTCCACGGTTGCCGGCGGAGCGCGAGTTGGGCGAGGTACTTCTCGCGCAGAAGGACGGAGGCCATCCGATCGACCTCGATGAGCCGGGGGAACGTGAAGTCGTCCTCGAGATGAAAGACGAACGGGGCGGAGCTTTCGGCGAGCAGCGTTGACCATGCGCTGCGGATTGCGCCTCCGAATCCGGAGCGGCCAGCGGTCGAGACCACGCGCCACGAGGGGAACACTCGCCGAAGTCTGGCGGCGTTGCTTGGATCTCCGGAGTCGTCTTGTATCCACTTCTCCGAGATGGGGCCGTCGAGAAAGGCCTCGGCGCTGGGGATCGTCTGGAAGATGTGGTCTCGTCCGTCGGTCATCACGAGGAGCGCGATCATGGTCGGGCCTTTCTGAGCCACGCGGCGTGGCTGCGGAGGATCTCTCGGTGCAGGGTGTGCGGCCGGTCGACGGTGCTGTTCCGGCCGGCAGTGTTTACGTTCACACGGTAGACGGCGGCGGGGACGTGCTCGATCTTCGCGCCGAGCAACCAGCATCGGCGGAAGAGCGACCAATCCTCCCATGCGCGCGCGGGCCAAAAGCGGCCGGCCTCCTCGAAGAGCTCCCGGCGGAGGAGGGTTCCGATCACGCACGGGTTCAGGTTCGAGATGTTGCGGCGTTCCAAGGTCTGCGCCGGTGGGAGCGGTTCTCCGCCGGTCACGTAGCGGACGGCCGGAGCGCGGAGATCGCCGGCCGCGGCGAGCAGAGCGGCGAGGTATCCCGGTTCGAGCTCGTCGTCGGCGTCGAGGAAGCACAACCACTCGGAGCTGGCGGCGGCGGCGGCGGCGTTGCGCACCTGGTGCAGCGAGCTCCCGTGGTGGACGATGAGCTCGGTCGGGCGCTCGGCCTCGGCGCTGGGAACTGCGATCGTGCGCGCCAGCTGCGCCCATCGCTCCTCGCCGAAGGTGGCGACGATCACCGCGACAGAGTCAGAGACCATAGTTTGCGGCGGCGGAGGTACACGCGCCGACCATCTTCCATGCGCCGGCGCTGGGCGTTGTAGAGGGCGTCGCGTGGTGCTTTCCCCCACGAGGGGTGAAGGTGCTCGACTACGGAGCCGGCGGCGAAGGTCCACGCGTCCCGCGCCTTGGCGGTTTCGACGAGTTCGTCGTCGACGTATTCGTGCGGGTATCCCTCATGCAGGATCTTCCCGGGCTCGTCGATAGTGCCGAGGTCGGCGGCGTACCGGCGGCGGATCATGCAATGTGTCGCGTGTTCTCCGGCGAGGGAACGGACGGTGGGTGCGAGGTCTTGCGTTCCGACCACTCCGATCGCCGGCGACGAGAAGGGGGCCAGCGCTGCGGGGAGCCACCCGGGGTGGAAGGCGAGATCGTCGGCGGCGAGAAACAGGAACGGGGCTGAGGTCGTGCGGTACGCGTGGTTCACCTTGCGCGCGTAGTCGCCGACATTGCTCGGGGCGAGAACGTGGAGCGAGATCGTCGGGTCGTCCTCGGCGAGACGGAGGATCTCGGCGATTACGGCGAAGTCGCCGGCGGTCGCGACGAAGTCGATCCGATGGGGCTCGGGCGTCGCAGCTTCGAGGGAGTCAAGGAACGGGGCCACCCGGTGAGGCCGGCGAAGGACGGGGACGATCACGGCCACTTCGGCCAGCTCGTCCCCGTCCTCGCTCATGTTGGTAGCTTCGCCCTCGAGGTCAGCTTGCGCCGACGGGTTCCAGCGAGGCGAAGGGGTAGCGGGTTCCTTCGTCCTCGTTGACGAGGTTGATCGGGTTCGGGAGTGCCCAACCCACCCGGAAGACGACGCGCAGCGCGCTCGAATCCTGCTGGGGGAGGTTCATGATGATGTTGTTGGAGGCGTCGGTGATGACGCCTTCGGTGATGACCTTGTAGGTCAGGTCTTGGCGGATGCTCCATACGAGCTGCGACCAGTCGCCGGAGATCAGGAGCGAGCGGGCCGGGTCCATCGCACCATTGCGGGGGAACATGAGCTGTTCCCCATCGAGCGCGTACATGGTCGGGCCGTCGGCCATCTTCGCCGACGTGAAGATCGGCGATCCGGTGGCGTTCCCGTCGACATCCTTCTCGCGAAGGCCGCGGAGCTTGGCGCGCATCCGGAGCGCGGCGACGTGGCCGCTCGGGAAGTAGCCGTCCTCCTCGATCAGCGAGAGCACTCCGCCCTCGCCCATGAGGTCGTCGTACAGGTCGCCGACATCTCCGAGGGTCACGCGGTGGCCGGCCTCTTCGATGCCGATCGAGAGAGCGTCGGGCCACGAGCTCGGGGCGTTGATCCCGTACATCACCGCCTGATCGAAAACCTTGCCGATGGCCGAGACGATCCCGGGGCGAACCTCGGCCAAGATGTCGTAGTCGGCATCGTCGGCCACCGCGTCGGGGATCACCACGAAACAGGCGATCTCCTCGGCCTCGATGAAGACGTTGTCCCACGACGCCTTCGTGGACTGCTTCAAGCCGGTGTCGCCGTTCACGAAGTAGGCCTGGGGGAGCTGGGTCCACACGGGCATGCGGCGCTGCTTGCGCGACATGTTGGGGAGCTGGCGGCCGAGGTTCATCACCACGGAGTCGGCGGCGATGTTGCCGAGGATCTCCGTCGCGATGTCTTCGGGCATGAGCGCTTGCCCATCCTCGCGAGTGATCTGATCGTTGTAAGTAGGCATTTTTTGGGGACCTCCTGGTCAGCCGCCGCGGATGCGCCGGCGAATCGTGTCATTGAAACTGGTCCCGGAGCTCTGCTTCGCGCCTCCGCCGGGGAGCGGCCGGGCCTTACCTGCAGCGGCGAGGTAGGGCTTGGCCTTCACGAGCTCGTCGATCGCCGACGTGATCGCCTTTTCGTCCACTTCGCCTTTGACGATGAAGCGGTCGAGGTCGCCGAGCATTGCGGCGGCGTCCTCTGGATCTTGCAACTTACCGCCGGCGGCGCCTCGGATCTCGGACCTCGTGATCCGCCGGTTTGCTTCGAGAGTCGCCTCGTCGCGGCCGGCCTTCTTCGCGGCGTCGATCGCCTTCTCCTCGGTGGACTGGTTCTTTGTGCGGAGCTCGTCGCGCTCGGCCTCGGCAGCGAGGCGTGCTCGCTCCGAGGCGTCGGCGCGGTTTCGTTCCGCTCGTAGTGCTTTGAGGCCAGTTTCGCCGAGACCTTCGGGGTCGGTGTCTGCGGGCTTCGGTGGCGTTGCTGGCGGTGTTGCACCTGCGCCGGTCGCCGGCGGTGGTGTTCCTGTTGCCGGCGCTGCCGGTGCTTCTGCTGCTGCTCCCATCGCGGGCGCCTCTTTCTGTCTGGCCGGGCATCGCGCTCCGGCGAGAGGAATCCTACGCGTGCGGAATGCGAGAGAGTGCGGATCTCATCTCGTCGAGGTCTTGCCACGCGTCCTCCGGGAGCTCGTCGTCGATGGGGGTCGAGGCGTCGCGCTGGCGGCGAAGGACAGTAAACGCGCCAGCCTCCCACTCTGCCAGCTTCTCGCGACTGGCGCCGGTGGTCGAGTTTGGGCGTTCATCCCCACGGGATCCGGGCATAGTCGGGTACCTCCTCTCCGGCCTTGCGGGCGGTGCTCACGATCCGAGCGTACAGGTCCTCGAAGTCGAGGCCGGGCTCGTCGAGGTGCTGCGGGACAAGCTCGGCGTAGCGGCGGCGGGCGGCGGCGCCGGCGTCGTTTTCCCGGATCGCGTATTCGAGATCACGGACCTCCTCCTCCCACGTCTGGAAACTCATACGGTAGGGGCTCGGGCCTTCGACTGCGCCGACGGCATCTCCGAGGAAGTCGAGGGCCTCGCGCTGGACAAGCTGCGCCTCGGTCCCGGCGATGTGGCCGGCGGCGGCGAGATCATCTCCGAAAAGCATGCCGATGTCGTAACCCTGATCGGAGAGACCGGGGAGGAGCTGGTCGACGTCGATCTGGCCGGAGTATGCGTCGAGGCTAGGGAGTTTCCCTCGGCGGAGCGCGCCGGCCGACTCGGCCTTCCGGTTCAGCTCGAGCCAGAGGTCTGCGGCCTGGTCGACGTCGAGGTCGCGACCGATTGCGTTCGAGATGTTGAAGGCCATTTGATCGGGGCCTTGTGAGCCTCCGTACCACGAGCGAGAGAGCCGGGCTTTCTCGCGGCTCGATAATTGCTCGAGCCAGTCGTACTCCCCACCACGAGCCGGCGAGCCGGTGCCGGTCTTCGCTCCGATCCTCGGCGGGGCTTTGAGTTTGACAGAGTCGAGGCGTTCAAGCTCTCGGAGGGCTTCGTCTTGGACGGCGGCGGCCTCCTCCCGGGCAACCTTGCGGACATCGGCCACCCGGAAACGGGCGGAGAGGACTTCGTCCGGGGTCACTCCGTTCTGTTTCGCTATCCGGATCACGTCGGGGTCGGTTGCGTCGAGG